GTATAAGCTTCTGCTATAATCTTTCCTAGCTCTGCATCATTGTTGCAACTTATTGAGCTAACAGATTCCAGCATATCACCCTCGATCTTGACAGAAATCTTATTTAGGTAATCGTTAACCTTTGTAAGACCGGATTTAATCCCATCTTTTATCTCTCTAGTAGTAGCATCACTACTATTTACTTCTTTTAGTAGAGATTCAGCAAGGACGGTAGCTGTAGTTGTACCGTCACCTGCTTCTCTTACTGTATTTCTAGCAGCTTCTTTAATAAGGGTTGCACCCATATTTTCAACCGGGTCAAATAAGACTACAGATTCTGCTACTGTAACACCGTCTTTTGTTATGACCGGGAGTCCTCTGGCGTCTTCGTAAATTACGCACTTTCCAGATGCTCCTAAGGTTGATTTTACTGCTTTTGCTAGCTTTTCAACGCCAGCAACTACTTTTTTGTTAGCTAAATCGCCAAAACTTACGTCTTTGACAATCTCGCTAGGCTGATTGTATTCCATATTTAATTAAATTTAATTGAATTTTGCTCTATTCGAACGTTTTTACTACTTTTGGACCTTTAATTGCCTCTAATTTTTTTGAGAAATGGTCGATGCTTCCGTCAATTGCTGCTTCTGCACCTTCTATGGTTTCTCTTCGCGTTACATCGTGCCAATTTTTGTCGTTTTCTGGGTCATTTACCTCCGTTTGGTAAAATCCATTCGGTAATTGTGTAATTCTCCAATTTTTTTTATCAGCTAGATGCGTCCATTGGTTAATAGTTTTTTCATTCGGTTTAACATTGCTAGTTAATGTACTAGTCTTGTAGTATAAATAAGTCATTTTGGTTTGTTTTTTGGTTAATAATTGACTTGGTTTAGGGTGTTTCCCTATTTTTTATAATTTTGAACTGCTTTTTTACGTTTCATTTTTTTAACAGATTCCATAACTCCTTTTTTAGTAGTAGCTACGTTTTTTGGTTTTTGAACACTAGCGTTTAATTCTTTCATAGAACCCTCGCCTCTTTTAGCTCTTTGTCTAGCTTCTCTAGCTCTCTTTTGTCTTGCTTTTTCTTGTTTATAAGAGTCTATAGCTTCTCGAGTTTCCATTTGTACGTTACGACCTTTCATACCTCCGATGCCTTTTGATATTGCTTTCAGTTCATTTTTTACTTTTCTACCTACCTTTTTTACTTTCTTCACAACGTCTTTAAGACCCGGTGCTCCAGGTTTTTTAGTTTCATATTTTGCTTTATCTCTCATTTGAGCATTATATTCTGCTCTACGATCTTTAACAGAAGTACCACGCTCATCTCTTAAAACTCCTTCTGAGTCTTTTCTAAACTCGTCTTTTCTTTTTTCATAAAAAGCTCTGTTTTTTTCGTTTCTTTTATTATATCGATCCAAGCGTTTTTCATCTTTTCTTTTAGGCGCTCCCTTACCACCATCAGCTTTACTAGCATGTACAGCTTTTCTTTGTGCG